TATAGATCCATATAATAATTTAAAATACCAACACTACGATGATAGAAAACCCGAAACAGCAGATTATACAGACGAGATGAGAAAACAAATGTTAAACGATTTAGCTCATGAAAAAGATTTTAATTTTTATCATTTTACAGATTTACAATTTATGAATTTGTTTAATTCTGCAGATAAAGTTTTTGATTTAGTTCATTTTGATGGGCCACATATGACTAGAGATGTTTTGCGTGAGGCTCTTTGGTTTGCAGATAAATCAAGAAAAGGAACAAGATTTGTTTTTGATGATACCGAATTTTTTAACATGGAAGTTGTGGCAAAAGCATTGAGTTACTGGCATTTTCAAATATTTGAATCAGGCAAAAATAAAGTTTGTTTACAGAGACAATTGTAATGGACATAGATACAATATCATTAGTACAAAAAAAAATTAAACTTAATCTTCAACGTCTCAAGGACAACGCTATATATGGTGTTGACACCATAGAGAAACTACAATATGTTAGGGGTCAAATCAGGTCTTTAGAAGACCTGCAACAGGATCTTAAAGACCTGCTGACAACAACGGAGTATGAAGATGAACAAGTCCACGGCGACACCGAAACGGACTGAAGCACTTCTGGACGCTTATAAAGCTAAAGAAGAAATAGAAACAGTCCTAGATCCTAAAGCGATCGATAAATCAACATTAGATAAATTACCAACACCAACTGGTTATAGAATTTTGGTTCTGCCTTTTGCAGGCCCGAAAAAAACCAAAGGTGGGATTCTTTTATCTGACACAACACAAGAAACCATACAAATGACAACAGTATGTGGTCTTGTGCTTAAAATGGGAGATCTTTGTTATCATGATAAAGATAAATTTCCAAAAGGACCTTGGTGCAAACTAAATGATTGGATAATTTTTAGTAGATACGCAGGTTCAAGATTCAAAATAGATGGAGGAGAAGTAAGAGTATTAAATGATGATGAAGTTATTTCTACAATTACAGACCCAAATGATATTTTGCACCATTACTAAGGAGGATTAAATGGCTGAACAAAACAAAAGTCCAGAAGTAGAAATAGATACTGATGGCGTCAACGAAGAAACGATAAATGTAGAAGCTCCAGAAGTTTCTAACGAAGCGTTTGAAAAAAAACAAGATATAGATCTCGGTTATGTAGATGTATCTGAAGGTGGTAAAACCGCTAAAGAACTTTTAGATGAAGTCAAAGCTTCTGAAGAAGTTGAACCCAAAGAAACAAAACCTAAATTTGAACAAAGACATGAAGATACAGATACAGAATATGCCGACTTAGAAGGTTATTCTGAAAAAGTTCAAAAAAGAATAAAAAAATTAACCTTTCAAGCAAAAGAGGCTGAGCGAAGAGAGAAAGCAGCTCTTGAGTATGCTAAAGGTTTAAAAAATCAGTATGAGAGTGTCGAAAAGAAATTTGAGGAAACTGATACTAATTATCTTAAAGAATATGATGCGAGAATAGAGTCAGAGCGTGCAAAAGCAAAATCTGAACTTAAAACTGCTTATGATTCTCAGGATACAGATGCTATTTTAGAAGCTCAGGATAAACTTACTAAATTAGCTGTAGAAAAAGAAAAAGTTTCAATGACTCTTGCGGATAAAGAGACAAAGAAAAAAGAAGTTGAATCACAACCTGCTCAAACTGCAGTAGAAACCCCTCAACCACCAATAAGCACAAAAGCTCAAGAATGGGCTTCTGATAATGATTGGTTCGGAAGTGACAGAGTTTTGACATCTGCTGCTATGGGAATACATGAAGACCTTTTAGGGGAGGGAATTGACGCGGAGAGTGATGAATACTATAATCAAATCAACAAACGTATGAAGGAGTATTTCCCTCAGAAATTTGCCACTTCTACAGAAGAAAAAACAAAAGCTGCACCCGTCCAAAACGTAGCTTCTGTGAGTAGAAGATCAGGTGGACGCAAGTCTGTGAAGCTCACCAAATCACAGGTAGTTATCGCTAAGAAATTAGGGGTGCCACTAGAGGAATACGCAAAATACGTGAAGGAAGGAGTATAACATGGAAAAAATAAAAACTTCACGCGAGTCTGAAACTAGAACTAAAAAATCTAGAAAGAAGGATTGGACTCCACCATCCAGTTTGGATGCGCCAGCTGCACCTATGGGTTATGTCCACAGGTGGATAAGAACTTCTACTAATGGTTTTGAAGATCCAGGTAATGTGTCTAAAAAACTTAGAGAAGGTTGGGAATTTGTGAAATCTGAAACACTTTTAAGTGAAATAGGTGAACATGATTACCCTGTTATCCATGAAGGAAAACATGCTGGTCTTATCGGAATTGGTGGCCTTGTGTTGGCAAGGATACCGGAGGAGATATTGAAAAGTCGTGCTGAGTATTTTAGAAAAATAACTCAAGACAGAACAGACGCGATTGATCAAGATCTTATGAAGGAACAACACCCGGACATGCCTATTAATATTAATAGACAGTCTAGAGTTACCTTTGGTGGTAGTCGTAAAAAGTAATTTTTTTGCATTACCTACCCGATGTAGCTTGGATTAATAAACTATAAGGAGAAACAACAATGGCTAATGTCACAGAAAAGTTTGGTCTAAGACCATACAGAAAACTAGACGGTACACCATTAGTAGGAGCACAAAACAGATATACGATTGCATCAGGATACAGTGACGCGATTTTCCAAGGAGAAATGGTTGAACCATTAGGAACTGGAAATATTCAAAGACACGGACCTAATACATCGGATGCTGTTATTGGAGTTTTTAACGGATGTTTCTATACAGATCCAACTACTCAAAAGCCAACATTCAGTAATTTTTATCCTGGCGGTATTGCTGCTAGTGATATTACTGCATTCATCATTGACGATCCAGATGCAGTATTTTTAATTGATGCTGATGAGGCTTTCACAAGAGCAGATTTGTATAAGAACTATCATGTTACAAACACTACTGGTGTAACAACAACAGGAATATCTAAACAGCAATTAGATGTAAGTGTTTCTGGAACAGCAACTACTTTCGCTATTCAAGCGATTGATATTTCGCAAGATCCAGATAACTCTGACACGTCAACTGCTAATGCAAATGTTCTTGTTAGAATCAACAATCACTTCTTTAGAAGTGGTACAGGTATAGCGTAATAAAGGAGACATACTATGGCAATATCACGAGCACAACTAGTCAAAGAACTAGAGCCAGGTTTGAATGCTTTATTCGGCCTGGAATATAGTCGTTATGAAAATCAGCATGCTGAAATTTATACGACTGAAACATCTGACAGAGCTTTCGAAGAGGAAGTAATGTTAAGCGGTTTCGCTTCTGCACCAACTAAACAAGAAGGTGCTGGAGTAGTGTTTGATCAAGCAGGTGAAACTTTCACAGCAAGATACAACCACGAAACAATCGCTTTAGCATTTTCTATCACTGAAGAAGCAATTGAAGACAACCTATACGATAGACTTGCGGGCAGATACACAAGAGCTCTTGCAAGATCTATGGCAAATACGAAGCAAGTTAAAGCTGCAAACGTATTGAACAATGCGCAAGTTACAACTGTAACAGGTGGGGATGGTAAATCATTAATTAATGCTGAACATCCACTTGCAACTGGTGGCACTTTCTCAAATGTTCTTGCAGTTGCTGCAGATCTTAACGAAACTTCACTCGAGCAGTCATTAATTGACATTGGGTCATTTGTCGATGAAAGAGGCTTAAAAATAGCTTCTACTGGAAGAAAAATGATTATTCCAAAAGAACTACAGTTCACTGCGGAAAGAATCATGAAATCTCCAATGAGAGTCGGCACTGCAGACAATGACATTAATGCGATCAACAACATGGGAATGGTTCCTGAAGGTTATGTAGTTAATAACTTCTTAACTGACACAGATTCATTCTTCTTGTTAACTGATATACCAAACGGATTAAAAATGTTTGTTAGATCACCGATCAAAACTGCTATGGAAGGTGACTTCGATACAGGTAACATGAGATTTAAAGCTAGAGAAAGATACTCTTTTGGATTTTCTGATCCAAGATGTGTTTTTGGTAACGGAAATTTACCAACTAGTTAATAAATACTTATAAAAGTTAATTATTAAGGGGCGGTGTTTTACATCGCCCCTTTTTTTATGTATAATTATAAGACCTAGAATAAATAATTATTATGTAGACTGACTAGGCAGACGGTATAGAGACTACATAACGAACGCTATACAAAGGAGAATATTATGGCAAATACAACATTTTCGGGACCGGTTCGATCGGAGAACGGGTTTATCGGAGCAACAAAAAACGCGACTACAGGTGCTTTTACAAATGTGTTCGCAATTAGTTCAACTGGTGCTTACACAGGTACAAAACTTGTTGCACAAGGAACTGCAGACGTAATCGTAGCATCAACAGCTGGAACAACTGAGGTAACATTCTCTCAGCCAAATAATTCAATTATTACTTCAATTGATATTGTTTGTACTTCCGCACCAACATTAGGCAGTGCTGGTGACATTGGTTTTAAAGTAGGAACTGCAACAGGTGGAGCACAATTAGTAGCTGCAATTACAGACCAAATTCTTGATGGCGGAACTACTGTCCCTGCAGGAGCTGGTTATAATTTAACATTAATAAACACAACTGGAAGTGATGCAACACCTGCAGCATCTCCAGCGGCCAATGTTTCTGGTGCAGCGAGAAATATATTCTTGCAAATTACAAACACTGTAAATGCATCAGCTAATGGAAACTTTAGATTTATTAT